TTATTCTATTCTTTGCATTAGGTTTATCAAAGAAGCTAGGTCTGTGTAAAGTTAATTCACCACTCTCCTTATTCATTACAAGGAAACCACCTGCCTTTGTCTTCTCTGCTTCTTCATATCCTGATAACTGAGTAAGGTATCCGAAAGGATCATCATCTGCTAACGTACCATTTACAAACTTACGAAATGCAAAACTAGATGCTGTCTTAATATCTATAACTTCACCATCAATTTTACAATCCATATGACCATGCACACGACTAACCTTAACTTCTTTTTGTTCATCAGTAACTTCATGCTCTGCAAGTTTCACTAAGAACAACATAACTTCTTCTAAGATATGACCATATAAAAATCTTATAAACAAGTGAGGCTCAAAAGGTTGAGTATCTTCACTCTCCGATTTCATATCATACCAAAGTTGTCTTAAAGGTTTACCTATGTTTGACATCCTTAGAGTTTCTTTATCTCTTGGCTTAGGTGTAGCCCAATGACGTAGTGCTTCCTTCATAGAATTACCGAACTCGTCTAGTACTTCTTCACTTACATCAAGTGCTTCACCATCACCCAATACAGATAGCTTCTCGTATATATCTTCTACTAATGTGTCTAATTTTTTCATAATGTTTCTATTATTTCTTTAGCTTTATGCTGTGTAATTTTAAACCACTCACCCTTTCTTTCTTCTGCAGATTCTTTTAATAAAGAATGTGCTTTAGCTTCTGCTTCTTTTCTATCATCAAAGAATTTACTATAACATAATTTATAATCTCTGAAAGGGCTGCTAGTTTGATATTGATTACATCTATCTTTCGCATCTATCGCCATGCCTATTTTTAACCAACCTTCCCATGCAGAGTTACTTATAATATATACATGCCCTTGTGTTACGTTACTATATTCCTCTCTGTGTTTAGTTCCTAAAAACTTAGCTAACAATTTAGGGCTTGGTTGCTTCCCATCTTTGTACATTCTTTTAATTTTATTTTCTGTTCTTCGTGTGTCATAACAGCTTCTACATTTATAATGTTTTTTACCTACAAAAGATATCCACCAGTTCTTAGGTGCTTCTAACACAACACCACAAGTTATACAATTTTTAATGTGTTTCATGATAGTTCCTCCTTTGGTTTAAAAAATTTTGTAAGAAAGTTTTCTATACTACTTGCTTGATAGTAAGTTTCATTATAACTACCATCAGCATGCCTACTTCTCCATTTACCAGTCCCTATAATGTAATCATATGTATATCTTCTTCTATTACCTTTACCATCTTTTCTAGGTATAGCTTTAGTAGTTAAAGTAACTATGTCTTTTTTTATTTTGTATTCTATCTGTTCATCGTCAAGAATTTTCTTCACTTCTTTTTTGGTTTCTGTGTCGCTTTTAAATGTAGGTTTATCAGCTAATAAAAATCTAGTATAAAAATCTTCTATACCTTTAGATGCGTAGTGTTTATCAGGATAACCACCCTTATTCCAAGGCGACCATTTTCCAGTTGTAGGATAATAAGAATATAGTTGATACTTATAATGAATCCATATCATACTGCCTCCTCTTTTTTCTTCATACTCAATTCCTTTTTCTTTTAAAAAGTTAGAAGCCTCTTCCATAGTTTCATTTGTATCATGTCTAAAAATAACTTTACCTTTAGAATTAGTTCTATCATAACTCCAATTGTATTCTTTTTCTTCAATGTGTTTCACTCCAATCCCTCCCAACTTTGTATTCACCATCCATAGGACAGCGAAGATCATAATAGTTACCTGCAGTTTTAATACAGTCAACTGCTAGGCTACCAACATGTTCTGAAATATCTTCTCTTACTTCCATCTGCCACTCATCATGTATGTTCGCAACAAACTTAGCATCATAAGTATTTAGTTTTATAAGAGAATCAAATAGTGCTAGTCCTCTCTTCATAATAACAGCACCTCCTCCTTGTAGTAAACTATTCAATGCAGCATGTTCGCTCCTTATAAATATCTTCCTACCATCTAATCCTTTTAAGTATCCTTTTTTTGCTGCTCTTGAAACCTTGTCTCTAAGATATTTAAATGATGGGTTATTATCAAAGAAATGTTGTCTAAGTCTTTTACCATCTTCTTTATTTCCTCCAACCACGTTTCCAAGTTTTGCATCTCCTGCTCCGTATATGAGGGCATAGATGAATGTCTTTGCCTGATCTCTAGATTCAAGTCCTGCAGATTTTTGATTAGCGGTGTGTATGTCTCCATTAATGATTTCATTTATATACTCCTCGTCATTCATATAATGTGCAAGAAGTCTAAGTTCTAAACCACTCGCATCTATTCCTACTAAGTTGTAACCATCTTCAACAGTCCAACACTCTCTACACTCTTTACCATACAAACTTTTTAAGCTAGGTACTTGAGCTAAGTTAGGTTTGTTATGTGCCATGCGTCCTGTTATTGTACCATTAGGTATAACAAAACCATGCACTCTATCATCAGAACGTAACGCTTTGATCCATGAATCAATTTGTGCAATACGTTTCTGTAAAGTTAAATACTCTCCTATAAGTTTTGCTTCAGGTATATTCTTTATATTAATTAATATACTTTCATCTACTATAGGTCTTCCTGTTGGTGTAAACCTTTTAGGTTTCCATCCAAAGTCTTGTAAGTATTCTCCTATTTGTTTACGTGATCCAAGATTAAATTCTTGTAGACGTTTACGCATGAAAGGATTAACATCCTGAGTACTTATACATCTAGCATACTCCTCATCTGTTAAGCCTCTCTTAGATAACTCACCATCTTTTTTTATATAAGGAGTAACTAACTTATCATCTACCATCTTAGGTTTAAATACTTTATGTACCTCATCCTCTGATGCCTGCATCTTTTCTCTAAGTTCAGCAAGTAATAGTTCTCCTTTCTTTACATTAAATTTAAAACCATCCCACTCTTGCTGCCTTAAAGGTAAGGCTACAGAATGCTCAAGGTCTACGCTCTCCTTAGAGAAACCTTTACCTTCCTGTTGCAATGCTTTAAAAACTTTAGTGTTTAGTTCTACATCCCTAACACAATACTCTAACATATCTTCAGAGTACTCGTCATAGTCCTCGAAGTCTATCTTAGGATAACCTAACTTATATCCCCATCTAGGTAACCCATGACCACCTTCCCTTATGGGGTAGAATAGTCGTGAGGTAACTAAAGTATCTATAACTTTAATGCCTCCTAATTTAAAATTAGATAGCTTCTCTAACACAGGTATATCAAAACCTATAATGTTATGACCAATTAAAGTCTTAGCACTTTGTAACAACTCAACACCTTTATCAAGTTCCCAAGGAGGAAACTTAAATACCTCCTCGGTTTTTGCATCTTGAGCAACAATACAATGTAAGGTGTCTACTGTATCTAAACCAATATCATCATCACCTACTCTGTTTGTTTCTATATCAAATACTAAATCCATATTATAACTCCAAGGCTGAGAAGTCTGCATCTTCTTCTTCATAAGAATCTTTTTCAAACTCACTCAGTCTGCCTGTCTCTCTATCATACAATAAATTAGTTGCCATACCTACATCCCCTGTGTATCTAGATTTAAGTACCCTAACCCTAGTTGTATTAGATTCATTTATATCATCTGACTGTTGATTTCTTTCTAAAGCTATAACACAGTCACTCAGTTGGGCTATTGATTGACTTCCTCTAAGGTGACTGAGACTAACTTCAATTCCATTCTCATGTCCTTTATCACCACTAGTTCTACGTAGATGAGACACTAGGATAACTCCTGCTCCTGTCTCTTCAACTATACTTCTAAGCCTAGTCATTATATTATCAATAGCCCTACGTTCATCTCCTTCAGATACTGCTGATACTAACATATGTAAGTGATCTACAACCACCCATTTACATTCACATGCTATAATCATAAATCTTAGCTTAGTAAATATCTCGTCAATATCATTCGTACCAAAGTGAGCATGAACCCATACTCTATTCTTATTGTCTCCATCATATAGTAGATCAAAGAATTTGTCAAGTTCTTCTTGAGAAAACTTTTCTCTCTCCTGATCTATATACAATCTAGCATTAGCTTCTATTGAAAGAATACCATCAATGGTTCTTCTCCAATCTTCTTCCAAGGCAATAACTCCTACGTTATCCTTAGTATTCTTTATAAGATGATGTTCAACCTCTCTTGTTACTGAAGACTTTCCTAGTCCTGTTCCACCTGTTAGAGTAACTAACTCTCCCTGTCTTAAACCATATAGTTTTTTATTAAGTCCTTCCCAAGGATAAGGTATGCTATCCATCTTAGGTCTGTTAAAAAACTTATGCTTCTCATCAGAAACATTTATAACACCACTTGGAGTATATGTCTTAGCACTCCACCATGATTCCATAAAGTCCTTATGCTTATTAGCAACTAACATATCATTAGCATCTTTAAAGCCATTAGGTAATGTCATTATCTTAGCTTTGCTAGGTTGGAACAGTCTAGCTATTTTCTTAGCTGCTAACTTTCCACTCTTGTCCTTATCAAAACAAATAATAATGTTATCAAAACTTTCTAAGAACTCAAGACTATCTTTAACATCTCGTTCAGCACCATCAGCACCACGTTTAATAGATACTGCAGCCCACTTACTACCCATCAGTTCGTATGTTGCCATAGCATCACACTCTCCCTCAGTTATAGTAATGTATTTACCGCCTTTATTAAAAAGTTGCTCACCAAATAAACCTGTCTCTTCAAATGATCCTTTTAAAAAGAAACCTTTAGTCTCAACCTTTCTAGTTTTAGTTGCAGCTAATTCATTACCATTATAATAAGGGTAGTGATGCTCAATGGGTTTACCATCAGCACCATGAACAACCTTAACTCCATACTTGGTAGCAGTCTCTTCAGATATTCTTCTATCTGTTAAGGCAGCATATGATCCTTCTGAATTTGTAACTTGCATAGGTTTAACCTTACGCTCTACAGGAGTCTGTGTAATATTAGATACATTAGATTCTGTATTCTGAGCAGCATGAAATGTACCACAAGTTGCATGAAAACATTTACTTGATCCATCTGCATTTAAAGATAAATGATTCTTACCACAGGTAGGACATTTTTGATTATGTTGAATAAAAGCCATGTAATTTCCCTCACGTTATTTTAAATAAGTGCTAGTTTTTATAACAAGAACTAGCAAACTTGCTTAGGCACACTAGTTTTCTGGAGAGTCCACTAGTTCTTCGACCACATCAACATCATCTGCTGTTGTGTCTTGTCTTTCTCTATTAACTATCTCAATTATACGATTAGAAAAGAAATTTATACCTGCTTGTAACTCTTCCAAGTCCAAGGTTAGGTTTACTTTCTTTTGATTCAATCGTTGCAGCCTACCGAAAACTCCTTGTCCTTCTTCAGGCAAGTCCTCTACGTTTATCTGCACATCATCAATAGTTACAAAAGGTTTTACTTCTTCGTTCATAATTAAAACTCCTCTACTTCAGCCATACTTACTGTAGAAAACCCAACGTCAGGATTGTACTCCTGCAGTTGTACTACCTGTAGTCCTGCTAAATCTAGTCCTTTAAAATTTCCATATTGGTTATCAGTTTTCCACTCCTTATACATCACAATAACATCTGAACCATTACCAATAGCAATATCAATATCATTATTGTCTTTGTCTTTTAATAGTGGTACATCATTATCAGTTTCTTCCATGATCCATTTACCATTTTCATCTTTATCAAAATTACCTTCAGCATCTAGTTTAGGTCTATTAACTTTAGCTTTTCTTTTAAAGAATAAAAACTTTTCATTAGTTTCTTTATCTGTTTTAACAGAATATTTAAAGCCCCTGTTCTCGAAGCTTGCAATAATACTTTCAGAATCAGAATCAATTACCTCACCAAAGTTATTAACTACAATAGGATTGTAGATAGATGCTTGGTAAGTTGGTTCAAAAGTATCATTAGGTGTTAATATACTAAGCCACTTGCCTTCTCCACGCATAAAGTGCGTACCCTTTTTTATATCACTCATATTTTATTTCTCCTTTTGTGATTGTGTATATAATATAACATAGTTTTAATTTAAAGTCAAGGAGTTTTTATTGAACCTTCAGAACTCCATAACTGAACCACCAATATAGGAAGATGGCTACGTAGTCTCGTGATATAGTGAGGGCTAGATCGACTGACGTATGGTTCGAGGTCATTACTTATGCTTCCCTCAAGTATTGATTATAAATATAACCAATAAATATATCAAGACTTTTATCATCTACAAATTTAAGAATAAAATCCTTACCTACTCTTCTTAACTCATGTCCTATTTTCATCTCGTACATATCTTTCATAATATTAATATCAGAACTCAGTTTATCATACTGATCTCTATCCAATTTTATTTCTCTATCATTTAATTTTTCCATAGTGTCTCCTACTATACCATAATATTTTTAAAAGTCAAGTTCTTTTTTTAATTAAGTTAAACTTATTTCTCCATTTACTTTTCTTATAAATTGCCATTGTTCCATCAGCATATCTAACTTCAAGTACTCCACCATTAGCATGAAGAGAAGTGATTCTATTTTTTTCAACTTGTTCTTTATACATCTCATGTACATCATACTCAGTCATGTGACCACCACTCAGGTTTATCTCTGCCTTTCTCCCACTTTGCATAGTGCTTCTCGTTAATACAATAATCTCTATACGCTTTGATAGGATCATCATCTTTGTATTCATCAGGCATAGCTTGTGCTAAAGGTGTCATGCGTTCTGTAACTTTAATATTATAAGGAATAAACTCTAATGCATTTGATAGTTTAGATACACTTGCATGAACTTTACCATATCTGTAAGTATACTCTTCACCTAACGCTAAAAAGTGTTGATACAACCAGTCATAATTTTTATAACTTTCTCTAGCCCATATCGTACAAGGATGATTCCAATAGGCTCTCTTATATAAACCCACCTCGTCTGCATAATCATCTCCATCTAATTCTCGATGGGCAGTACATAACATCTGTGCAGTTTCTAATGGCATCTTAACTAGCATCTTATCAGGCTGTGCTTGTGCTGCCTCAATAGGACAATCATTAAAATAAAATATGTTCATGTTTAATCCTCATATAAACTTAATTCTAATTCACTAATAGCTTCTTCAAAGACTGACTCACATTCAAAGAATCTACTTTCTAGTTCACGACTTGCTTCGTTTACTTGATCAAGACAATATTCCATTTCGTCTTCAAGCCCATGCTCTTCTGCTAGTCCAGTAAGTTTAACTTGTATATCTACTATAGGATAGCTTAGTCCTTTAGCTTCTTTAGTTATCTCTATAGCTGTGCTTAATGCAATCTTTAAATTATCTATCTCTTCAAATTTATCTTGAACTCCTAACCATTTTTGAATCTTATCAAATCTAAACCTTCTAAACTCTCTGTCACTTGTAGACTCATCTGTTCCTTCAAAGCCGTCAAAGTCTCCAAAGAATCCTGTTGGTTTTATCTCTCTAATAACATCATGTCCATAGTCAAACCTAACAACTTGTTTAGTTTTAACTGCTTCAATAACATCTAGTGTTGCTTGTGATACGTTGTCAATCATTTTCCTTGCCCTCTATATTTTTTGTAGGTTTCTTTCTTTCTCTTCGGCATGGTTGAGTAACCTACATTGCCTCTACCAATCGAAGTTTTTTTACCTCTTGAGCCTGTCTTAGACTCATGCTTAGTAATTCCTCTAGTTGTTCTCATTTATACCCTCTCTGTTTATACATGCCTGTTAACTTTTCTTTCTTAGGATGTTCTGATTCTATTACAGATTCCCATATTTCTTTTTGAAGTCTAGCACATTCTTTCTTATCTGTCAACCCTATAATTTTTACGTTGTTTAATTTAGGTTTCCAAGTCTTCCAAAATATTTTGTCTAGTGGTTGAACATTCCATACCCATTCAATGTCCTTACCTCTATCATCATATGCAAAGATTGGTATATACATTTAGTCCTCCTTATAATTCATTCCATTCATTATCATAATATTCTGTTACAACGTCATTATCTTCATAATCTTGTCGTGTTTCTATTCTTACAACATCATCATTTAATGGCTCTAGTTCGGCATCAACTCCAGACATAAGAATATCTTTTGCAGTTTCTATATCTTCTGCTTCAACTTCAAATTTTGCGTAGTGTTTTTCTACCATATAAATTTCAAATTTTTTCATTAGCCCTCCCTTAAATCTTCAATCATATCTTTCAAACTTTCAATCTCAGATTTTAATTCTTCAATTTCACATGAAAGATTACTGTTAATATCATCTGCATGTTGTATTGTATAGTCGTAATTCCTTTCTATATCTACCTCAGCACTATAGATTTTATCTTCAATACCTACAATCACATTTGAATATTCAATTACTTCTTCTAAGTATTTAGTAAAAATTTTACCAACTTCTATTTCTAACTCACTCATATCTAGCCCTCCTATTTAGTTTTATATAAGTATTATAAGTTATATTTATAATATAAATATATATTTATTAATATATTTATTAATATATATTTTTATATATTATATAATATAATATCATTATAACATAATTTTTTCTTAAAGTCAAGTGCTAGTTTTTAAAAGGAACTAGCAAACCTTCCTCACTACGCAGCTAATAGTATACTATTCTTAGCAGCTTGTCTAATTTTATCCTGCCTAGCAACCTGTATCGCAGCAATATTTTTCTGTGCTGTAGACTTAGTTGCATCAGCATGCGTAGCCCAATGAGTCATAGTGTTATACATAGCCCATGCTGTGCTACCTAACGCTTTTCTCTCATCACTTGTATACTGTGTCCAAAGGTTCATAAGAGTTCTATTCCTATAAACTTCAGGCTCTAACAGTAAACTATCTACTGTGCTAGACATAGCCTTAACAGGTGTAACAAACTTACAGCCTGCTACATCAGCAAAGGTTTTAAACGCTTCGTTATCTGTAACAGAAGTATTCTGCCACTTCAACCACCTCTCAGATTCATTCTGATATACGTCAATAGCCTTCGACAATTTCCTAGCAGCATGATCCATGTTCAAGCCTGCAGTATGCCTTGCTTTAAACATTGCAAAACTGTCTAGAAATACTTGCCCATTT